TGCCGATCTATGACGTTGTTGTGACAAAACTTAATATATTGACTTATTTTAATAGGTAATATATACTAAACAATGAAAGGAAATATCTATGGCAACCAGAAACTTTAGTGCAGAGGAACGCACGAAACTTAAACAATTGATGAGCGAAAGTATTTCAGTAATGACTGAGGTTGAAGTACTAACAGGCGGTCTTAACGATACCATTAGTGCAATTGCAGAAGAAATGAACATCAAGCCAAATCTACTTAAGAAGGCAATCAAGATGGCACAGAAGCGTGACTTTGATAAGGCTCGTGAAGACCTTGACATCATTGAAAGCATTCTTAACAGCACAAACAACTTGGATAGCGAACAATAATGGCATATGTAGATGCACTACTTGACCGACAGAAAGAAAAAGTATTCGTTGTTGAGCGAGTAGATGGAAAACGCATCTACAGAGACTATCCTATAAATTATGTATTTTACTATGAAGACGGCAACGGGAGTTTCAAAAGTATCTATGATACTCCTGTTCGTCGTGTATCGTGTCGCAGTAGCAAGGATTTTCGCAAGGAACTTGCAATACACAGTGGTAAGAAACTATATGAGGCTGATCTTAATCAGACATTTCGTTGTTTGGCTGAGAATTACCTTGGCAAGGACTCGCCACAGTTACAAACAGCTTTCTTCGATATTGAGACGGACTTTGATAATGTCCGTGGCTATAGCACTCCAGACGATCCATTTACTAAAATTACAGCAATCACGTTATATCTTGATTGGTTAGACCAACTTATTACGCTTACCATACCGCCAAAAACAATGAGCATTGATGAGGCTAATCGTATTGCCGCACGATTTGATAATACTTTTATCTTTGATAGTGAACGTGAGTTACTACTAACATTTCTTGAACTTATTGATGATGCTGATGTGCTAAGTGGTTGGAACAGTGAAGGGTTTGATATTCCTTATACCGTCAACCGTGTTGCTCGTGTGCTGAGCAAGGACGACACTCGTCGCTTCTGTCTTTGGGATCAGTTTCCTAAAGAACGTGAATACGAGAAGTATGGCAAGATGAGCAAGACATTTGATTTAGTTGGACGTGTCCATTTAGATTATATGTTGTTGTATCAAAAGTACACCTATGAAGAACGCCATTCCTATAGCCTTGATGCTATTGGCGAATATGAACTAAATGAACGCAAGACCGCATATGAAGGTTCACTTGATCAGTTGTATAACCGTGATTTTGAAACATTCATTGCATACTCTCGTCAAGACGTTGCACTTCTTAATAAACTAGATAAGAAATTGCGGTTTCTTGACCTAGCAAACGAAATTGCGCACGATAATACTGTGTTGTTGCAGACTACAATGGGTGCTGTTGCAGTGACAGATCAGGCAATCATTAATGAAGCGCATCGTCGTGGTATGGTTGTTCCTAGCCGCCGCCCACGCAGTGAAGAGGTTAATACACAGGTTGCTGGTGCCTATGTTGCATATCCTAAAAAGGGTTTGCATGATTATATTGGTGCTATCGATATTAACTCACTGTATCCAAGTGTCATTCGTGCACTCAACATGGGACCAGAAACTATTATTGGTCAATTACGTCCCATTATGACTGATGCTTACCTTTCAGCCAAGATTGCCGAAGGCAAAAGCATTGCTGCTGCGTGGGAAGGTTTGTTTGCTTCGCTAGAATATACTGCTGTAATGAACCGTGATATTGGTACGGAGATTACACTAGATTGGGCAAATGGTAGCAGCGAAGTTCACAGTGCTGCTGAAATCCATGATATGATCTTTGACAACTATGCGCCATGGGCGTTGAGTGCCAATGGAACTATCTTTAACCTAGAACATCAAGGTATTATCCCAAGTTTGCTTGAGCGTTGGTATAGTGAACGTAAAGAATTACAAGCCAAGAAGAAAGATGCCAAGGATGCAAAGGAGATTGCGTTCTGGGATAAGCGTCAGTTGGTTAAGAAAATTAACTTGAACTCGCTATATGGTGCTATTCTTAATGCAGGTTGTCGTTTCTTTGACCAACGTATTGGACAAAGCACCACGCTATGTGGTCGCACGATTGCAAAGCATATGGATGCCACTGTCAATGAACTGATTACAGGCGAGTATGATCACGTTGGTAAGTCAATCATTTATGGTGACACTGATTCCGTATACTTCTCTGCTTGGCCAGTTATCAAGGACGATGTTGAAGCTGGTCGTATGGAATGGAACAAAGAAATTTGTATCCAACTCTATGATTCTATTGGTGAACGAGTAAACGAAACGTTTCCAAAGTTTATGTATGAAGCATTTCATACAACGCCAGAACTTGGTGCTATCATCAAGGGTGGTCGTGAATTGATTGCGTCAAAAGGATTGTTTATTACAAAGAAACGTTATGCGGTTCTTATTTTTGATCTTGAAGGCAAACGTCTTGACGTGGAAGGCAAAACGGGCAAGGTTAAGGCAATGGGGCTTGATCTTAAACGCAGCGATACCCCAAAGATTGTGCAAGATTTCTTAAGTGATATTCTAAAGAAAGTGCTAGATGGTTCGCAACGTGAACAGATTATTGAAGAAGTTCGTCAGTTCAAATACACCTTCAAAGAGTTGCCAAGTTGGGAAAAGGGAACACCAAAGCGTGTTAATAAACTTACCTATTATGGTGCACTAGAAAAGAAGCAAGGCAAGGCAAATATGCCAGGTCATGTTCGTGCGGCGATAAACTGGAACAATCTTCGCAAAATGCACAGTGATTCTCGTTCAATTGAGATCGTAGATGGCATGAAGACCATTGTATGCAAGCTGCGTGATAATCCACTTGGATTAACTAGTATTGGTTATCCAACTGATGAGTCACGCATACCACAATGGTTTAAGGATATGCCGTTTGACCAAGACCTAATGGAAGATACTATCGTTACACAGAAAGTAGAAAACTTACTTGATGTGTTGGATTGGGATATCACCAATACAACTAATATTACTAATACATTTACTAGTTTGTTCGAGATAGAATAATGGAACTATTAGAAAGCCAACAACATATCAATAACTTAAAAGCGGCACGAAACAGCTATCGTGCCAATGCTTCTTATTATAATGAAGTAGCAAATATGTTTACTGCTCTAATAGAAAAACTTGAGAATAATATAAAAATTGACAAGACTCAGTTAAAATCCAATACACAAAATTTAAGTTTCAAATTAAAAAGTCAAGATTTAGAAAATAGAAAGAATTTTATAAACCTTAACCCATTTAATGAACATGACATACAAAATTTGTCTAGCTTGTTATCAAATCAACTGGCAAATAATTCACCAACACTAGAGTTATTTCCTGGTAGCGGTCAATTTTTGCCGCATGTAGTAGCTGCAGAACCGCTGTATGTTGCGGATAGATATATGGATATATGCGTCAATGCTGCAACTTCGCTAAACAATGAATTTTATGCAACTCGTAGACTTAGAAAATATGAAATATCCGATAATGATATGACTAGTTTACCCCAAAATGCATTTGGATTAGTTTATTGTTTTAATGAATTTTTTTACGCAGACGAAAACTATATCACTGATATTTCTAAACAAGTATTTGATCTGTTATATGATGGTGGTAAATGGATTTTTAATTTTCTACCAGATGACCAAATTTGGGCGCAGCAAGCAACCATGAAAAATGATTTAAGTTCAATAGATTATGATTTTGTAATTCAGAATTTAATATTAATCGGGTTTGAACTTGTTTCATATGAGATTAAACCACTTAAAAGCAGTTACATGGTATTCAAGAAACCAGGCGATGTTGCATCACGATTAAAAATAGGCGGTGGTGTTGCAGAAATAATTGACATCTGATTCAACATACAGTATAATCAAAGAAAAGGTAAGGACAAAATATGAAAGATTTTCTCACAGATATCGTTGCGCACACACAGGCACTTGGAGTCATTGATACTATCAAGGTTACTGGTACAGATCAATCTACCGTAATTGAAAGCGTGAGCGAAGATCGTAGTGTTATTCTTAATGCTACATTTAATACAGCAAATGCCGCATTTACTGGCGTATTTGGTATGCCTAATTTGAGCAAACTTAATACTATTCTTAACATTCCTGAATATAAAGAAAATGAAAGAATTGGTGTGGTAACACAGCCCCGCAATGGCGAAAGCGTTCCTGTTGGATTGCACTTTGAAAATGCAAGCGGCGATTTCAAGAACGACTATCGTTTTATGACAACCGAAACTGTCAACGAGAAGTTAAAGACTGTTAAGTTCAAGGGTGCCAATTGGAATATTACCATGCAGCCAAGCGTTACTAACATTCAACGTCTTAAGTTTCAGAGCCAGGCTAACAGTGAAGAAAAGATGTTTACTGTCAAGACCGAAGGTACCGACCTAAAGTTCTACTTTGGTGACCATTCAACTCATGCTGGTAACTTTGTATTCCAAAGTGGTGTTAGCGGCAAACTTACTAAGAATTGGTCGTGGCCAGTGGGTCTATTCTTATCAATTCTTAACCTTCATGGCGATAAGAGCATTCAGTTCAGTGATGATGGCGTAGCCAAGATTACGGTTGATAGCGGTCTTATCAAGTATGAGTATCTTCTACCTGCAAAGGCATAAAAATGAGCAATATTGAAGATATAACAGTTAAGCACGATGACTTTAAGGTATTTCTTTCTTGCGAATGTAGCAGTCCTGAACATACCATTGTTGTCCAAGTTTTTGATTGGGGCGATAATTTGCCGTATAAACCAGATTTTATTGTCAACGTTCAGGCTTCAAATTACCGACCATTCTACAGGCGAGTTTGGGCAGCACTAAAGTATATTTTTGGCGCAGATTTGATATGGAATGATGTAATTGTAGATAGAAAAGATATTCCTAAACTACAAGCAGCAATTGATCATTATAATAATTTACTTGACAAAGAAGTGAAAAACATCTAATATAATAACTATGGCACTGGCAGTTCCATAATAATTTTAACCTCTAAGAAAAAGAGAAAAACAATGATTCGTAATTCAAACGTAAACCGTGTGTTCAATGACTTGGACGCATTTCGTAATTTCTGCCGTGAATATGGTTTTGTCTTTAACGAGGCAAACCTTTATCGTCGCAACAGCGAAGCCTATTATGCCTTTGAGCGTAAGCGCAAGGGAGAATACTTTAAAGATTTTAAGTGGGATGCTGATATTGGTCTTACCGAACAGCTTCATGGAACTGCTCACTAATTAATCGGATTCTGCCAGTGCCAAACCTAGATGTTGCAGTTTATAATAAAGATGAATCTAAAATAGCAAAGTTTCCACTTGCATCGTTAAAAGGTTCACCAAGATATAATTTGTGGAATAAACGTAATGCAGCAATGCGTCAATTAAAAGATATTTTTAATCACCATGGGCTGCGCAATGGACAAGATTATGTTTTTCTTCAACTTGACAATGGACAAGAATTGCCTGTTATGTTTGCAGATGAACACCATGTAAGTTTTTTTATGTTGGCTTATGAATGTCAAAAAAACCCTTAATACTTGAATTTCCAAGTGCAGCACTTACCAAAAGACCTGTTTCAAACAGTTATGCAATTGGTCCCGGTGATTATGTAGAAGGCGGCGCACTCAACGCCAACTATCAGGATGTAGAGGCTGCTTGCATTATCTGCAATGCCATGGGCGAAGCAGGTTATAGATATAATGTAGATTTTACATTTTTAACTTGCGGTTTAGATAAGGTTCATATACAATTTCATAATGATGAAGCAGCCGCATTTGCTGCTATGCGATTACCAATGAAGAGAGAAACTTATAATGATTTATAATGAAGAAAGAATTTGGGGACATTTTACAGTGTTGCATGACGCTGGTAATGTCAAAGTAAAAGAACTTGTAGTAAAGCCAAGCCATTGCTTGAGTTACCAAAAACATAGTAAGCGCAGTGAATTTTGGGTTGTGCAAAGCGGTGTTGCCAGAGTTGTTACAAATCATAGCGATACAATGTACAATGACCGAACCGAAGTTTTACAGGCAGGTGAAACTATT